TAGAAGAGAACACGAAGTTGCGCAGTAATGGCCAACAAAAGCCCAAAAAACTGCGTGCTAAATATTCTCCCCTAGGGGTTTCTATTTCAATGCTTGAAGCATACCGTACTTTCTTGAAAATCCCAACTGGTTGGGACATTAAAGATTTCGTGGATGGAAACATCTGCGATGAGAGTACAAAACTCCTATCGCTTCTAGATAGGTTAAAAGATAATATATGGTATCACAATACCGACACTGACGTTTTATATGTCGTGCTTAATGAGACTACTGTTAGTATAACTGACGGTTTGTCTTCTTTATTAAATATATTATTTATTAGTAAAAATTATTGTACTGAATTTGAATTTCGAAAGTTTTTTAGTCCCTTCATCCTAGGACCAAAGAAACAGAAGAATCCACACTACGGTGGGGACAATTCTATTTTATTCAAATTAGAGTACAAATCTGCAGCTTCTTCTTTATACCTGATGATAGGTTTTTTAGAAGTGTATTTTGATGGAATGGACATAGAAAAGTATAACAAAATATTTTTTAACGATATTTTAAATGCTTTTAAGTTCCTATGTGAAATTCCTAATGATCAATTTGTTAAGTTTGCTAAATATTTGACTGTCTACCCGATGGCCAAATATATGAAGCAACCAGACATGCCTCCCATTCCAGTCGGCTTTCCTTTAGAGAAAAAGTTATTATTCTCAGGAAAGATGAAAGAATGGATCCGAGGACGTTTAAATGCCTTCAATGATCATAATACACGACTCTTTACCGGTATATTACAGGGTGTAAAGAGAGCTGCTTTAACAGTTTCAAATGACTATATTACAAAATCATATGTGCAACATGCAATCACTTTATCTAAGACTTCGCAGACTAATGTTATCCGTAAGGAATACAATAAGTTTACTCCAGTCTCTGATTGGTCTGATGTACAAGAATTTTATGATGATAATGTTAAGAACTTGGAAGATTATGATAAATTATTTTTATCTAAGATGGAAATTATTTCAAAAGATTTCTATTTTTCTGAAAAAGATTTAAAAATTAATCAAGTTCCTTCATCTTCTGCTGCTTTGGAATCAACTGCTGTTCAAGGGGGCCAATTAGGTCACATACGTCGTATGTATATGGATATACCAGGTGGTATTAATCCAACCTTAGGCTCATGGTATCAACTAGATCAATATATTTTTGATCCTAGTATACCAATCGAGGAGCGGGATGATTTTGAATTAGATTTAGTTACTGATTTCCCTATTCGGGAAAGGTCAGTCGAAGATCAATTCACAAAGAAACATGACCATCGTGAACATGTGGAGCGCATGAATATGGTTAATAATATGGTCGAAACTGAGTTTTTGAAGGCTACTTTACCTTTAGAGAGAGCGGTAATAAACGAAGATGGTAATGTCGAGTTTATATATGGATATTCAATTCCTAAGAATATTCATACTCTCGCTTTAGATGAAGCAGAATTCAATCATATTCCGGAAATTGATGACCGAGAGGAAGGTGAACTACAAGAAATTATAGATTTAGAGTTAGAAAAGGGACTCTATGGGGATATGGAAGAAGATGAGGTTATCATTGATAACACCCTTCTTTCTTGCCATGTCATAGCATTAGTCGAACCGTTAAAAGTTCGAATTATTACTACTGGCGAAGCTACCCCTTATTATCTTGCTAAATTTTTACAGATGAAAATGTTTAAACAAATGCAAAATTTCCCACAGTTCGTCCTAACTGGAGAGCCCCTCCAGCCCAGTCATCTTTTTGATATAATTAATCAAGAAATTCAATTAATGAAGAAGATAGAGTTTAACCTAGAGTTTGACCAATGGGTCAGTGGAGATTACTCAGCGGCAACAGATAATTTGGATATTCATTATTCTAATTTAGCTTTGTCCCCTTTCTTAAAGAAAAGGTCCACTTCTAGTCTTCTTAATCGTTATATGGAAAATGCAAAGAAAGTACTTGATAAACACAACCTACAATACTGGTTTGATGATAAGGTTATGGAAATTGATTTCCAAAGGGCCTTAGATAAAGCTGGTGTAGTTTATAAGTCTGAACTTAAAAATGCTCGGGGTCAACTTTTGTTTACCGTCGAACAACATAATGGTCAACTTATGGGTTCTGTGTTATCTTTTCCAATTCTTTGCTTTGTTAACTTGATTACGTATTGGTCTGCTTTAGAAGAGTATACTGGCCAAAAGATCGATATCTATGATCTTCCAGTACGTGTCAATGGTGATGACATTGTCTTCCGAGCAAACTCGGTGTTTTATGTGATTTGGAAGAAACATGTAAATCAGGTGTCTTTCTTACTATCTCTTGGTAAGAATTACATCCATCCTTCCTTAGTCACTGTCAATTCTCAAATGTATAAATTCGTAATAAAAAAAGAGTTAAATCTCTTTTATATGTCTCAAAATGAAGATAAGTTCCTTGATTTTTCATCTCCTCTGTGGTCTTTTACAGAGATGCCTTATATGAATCCTGGTTTATTAACCGGGCAGTCTAAAGGTACTATGAGAGATAATCTTCGAAAACTTCCTTTTGGTGACTTATATAAAAAAGTTATTACTGGTGCTATAAATAAGCCTCGTGCTCATCAACGATTTATACATTATAATTTGACTCACATAGAACAAATTACTAATAAAGGTTTGTACAATCTCTTTATTCCAGTGTATCTTGGAGGTCTGGGTTTCTACCTAGATCCTTCCATCCAAGACACAATTAATGTAACACTCTTCCAAAGAAGGTTTGCAACTTTCTTAAGTTACAAGTCTTCATTATTACTTGAAGAGGGTATTTATCCAAAGAAATACTTCTCTGCTCTCATTGAGGAGAAAGCTAAGAAGTTACCTGAAGTTACATTATACCATGGAAAAATTTCACTAGAGATTGCACCACCAGTCGGACCACTTCCTCCCGGTTTCTATTTATTTGATGGTTATGATTCTTTTATGATTAATCCTCTCACTTATCCCTCTGAATTACATCTTGCTCAATATACAGAGCCTATGATGAAATACAGGTTACCTTCTAAATCTCTTTTAAAGGAGTTTAATAATATAATTTTAAGTGACGATTTTTCACCATATTTAGAACCAATGACTACCGAAAAACTGCTAAGTGCGCCTCAGTATTTGCGTTTGATGTATCGTAACGATAGTAGATACTCCTTGCAACATCCTCGTGATGCGGCTGGAGAGTTACTTTATCAAACTCCAATCGAAGAATTTAACGATTGGTTTCATTTACTGATGACTGGACCATCTAATCTGCAACGAAAGTTGTCGATTATGGGTTAGTAATTAATATATAAAAAAATGTCTTTGACGACTATTTTTTGATTAGGTTTTTTAAAAACGAGTGGTTTGTGACCACAGCAAGTTTATCATACTCTTGTACAAAGTATGTCAGGTTAAGGTTCCTGAGTAAAAACCTAGGGTGTCTTATATTAATCTCCCAAAATGGTGTGCACTAATGTGTACTTAATATTTCCATGCTAAATTCATCAACTGATGTTAAATGCCGACAGACTGCACGGGAATACTCTGTTTATAAGATGTACAGTCGCAGTTCGCTTACTGGTAGACCC